GAAGCTCAAAGTTTAGTTGATAATTTATTAGGAACATATATAACTAATCTTGATTTAACTGAAACTTCTACTCCAATTGATTCTGCAATAGGTGTCGGTGTATTTAATAGATTTAGAAAAGACGGTGGATATAGTAGTGATACGCTTAGTGCTACAGCTAACTTTGTAACAACAATGCAAGAAACATCAATCATACTTGATCTTCCTGTTGGTAATGCTGAATTTAATCCTGTTATTACTGAAAGTGAATCAGTAGATGAAGCATCTATAAGAACTGTTGTTGCTAATAGAAACTTAATTGAATTAATTGTACCTGACGATAATCTTGATGCAATTTATACTACAAATAAAGCAGTATGGGAAATTGTATATACTAATACTTTAGTTTTAGCACAGGCTGAATTCAATCCAATTATCGATGAAACAGTATTATTAATAGATATACCTGTAGCTACAGCACTAATTAATACTTTACAATTAGAAACCAGTACCGCAAGTGATACTTCAAATAGAGGTGTATCAGTATCAAGAAGCTTAATTGAAACCATTATAACAGATGAATCTTCAACAAGATACCAAGATGCTTATGGTATTATGCTTGAAAATCTTAATGCAGTTGATTTCTTAGCTGAATGGATGCAACAGGTTATGGATTATGAATTAATCTCTTCAGGATTTTCATCAGGTATCTCAACATTTGATATAGAAGATACGAATATATATGCTGATGAAATAGTAGTAACCTACGATGTATAAATAGTTAATACCTATTATTTTATAAATAATAATACTAAATTTAGGAAAGCAAAATGGCAGCAACATCAAGACAAGATTTAATAGAATATTGCTTAAGATCTTTAGGAGATCCCGTTGTCGAAATTAACGTAGATGACGAACAAGTTGAAGATAGAGTTGATGAAGCAATAGAATATTGGAGACAATATCACTATGATGGTATTGAAAGAATATATCTTAAACAAAGAATTACTGCTTCTCATATTACTATAACTACCGCAATTGGTGAAAATTTTAATTTAGCTGAAAAGGTTGTTGGTTCAGTATCTGGTGCTACCGCAGAAATTACACGAGAAGCAGATGTTGGTGTAGACGGTATTGGTTATTCACAATCTGAAGGTACAGATTTGATTGTACGAAAAGTTACTGGAACATTTACTGATGGCGAAACAATTACTGGTGATGATTCTGGAACCATAGCAACTTTAGCTCCAACAAACGCAGTAACTCTTGGTACATATGATCTTAAATATATGGATCTTCCAGATACCATTTACGGTATTAATAGAGTTATGCCATTATCTGGTGTTACTTCATCAAAAAACTTATTTGATCTTCAGTATCAATTACGATTAAATGATTTGTATGATCTAACATCTACTTCCATTATATACTACAAACAAGTTATGGGTCATTTAGCTTTATTAGATTTAGAATTAAATGGTCATGTATTATATAGATTTAATAGAATGCAAGGCAGATTATACTTAGATATTAACTGGGATACTGATTTAATTTTAGGTGAATACATTGTGATTGAATGTTATAGAGCATTAGATCCTACTTCTTGGATTAAGATATGGAATGAACCATGGTTAAAACACTATACAACAGCACTTATTAAACGCCAGTGGGCAGTTAATATTAAAAAGTTCTCTGGTATTTCATTACCAGGTGGAGTAACTTTAGATGGTAATCAACTTTATGACGAAGCAATGAATGAAATTAATCAATTAGAAGAAGAACTGGTTGTTAAATCTGCTCCGCTTGAATTCTTTTTAGGATAACTGATGGCCAGAAATCCGTATTTTACGCATGGTACTTCTGCAGAACAAGATTTGCATGAAGATATTATAATAGAATCCATACAAATGTATGGCCAAGATTTTTATTATATACCAAGAACTCTTGTAGCTAAAGACGAAATACTCGGAGAAGATCGATTATCTGAGTTTAAAAATGCGTATCCAATTGAAATGTATCTTGAATCTGATTCTGGATTTGAAGGTCAAGGCATGTTCATCCAACGATTTGGTGGTATGATGGTTGAACAAAGTGCTACACTAACTGTTGCTCGTAAAACATGGAGCAATTTAGTAGATATTCATGGCAAAACAATTATCCCTGGTAGACCGAATGAAGGAGATTTATTATACTTTCCTCTTACCGATGGTCTATTTGAAATTAAGTTTGTACAACATCAAGATCCTTTCTATCAAATAGGTAAACTATTCATTTATAAACTTGAAGTTGAATTGTTCCAGTATTCATCAGAAAGATTATCAACAGGTATTGAACAAATTGATGACTTTGAATCGCTCAAATCATTCTCAACCGATATTGTTTCTGATGGCACTTTATCTGAAATTTCTATGGTAACATTAGGTTCTGGATACACTTCACTTCCAACAGTTACGATTGAAGAACCAGAAAATACTGCTACTGCTACTGCCACCGCTATTGCAACTATTACAGGTGGAAGTATTAGCGGCGTTACTCTATCTTATAGAGGTACTGAATATACTTCAGCTCCATTAGTAACATTTAGTGCACCTCCTGCAGGAGTTACTGCTACAGGTACTGCCTCTTATGCAAATGGAGAGGTTACCAGTATCACTGTAACAAATACTGGATCTGGTTATGTTACTGCACCAACCATTACTATTGATGCACCATCAATATATCAAACAGCAACAGGAACTGCTGTATTAGGTACTGGTGTTTATAGTGATAAAGTATTCTCAATTACATTAGATACTCCAGGATTAGGTTATACATCTATTCCAACCATTACTTTATCAGGTGGTGGTACAGTCGATCAAGCAACCGCTACTGCTAAGATACTAAATATTGATACACAAGATTCATTTGGTGATAATAATTCATTCAAAGAAGAAGCAGCAGATGTTCTATTTACGGAAGATAATCCGTTTGGAGAAATTAGTTAATGCTTAATAATAATACCTATTACCACGAAGCTATTAGAAAATCTATTGTTGCTTTTGGCAGATTGTTTTCAGATATTCGAATTATAAGAAAAAATGATGACAATAGTGTTGAACAAACTATTAAAGTACCTTTAGCTTATGCTCCAAAAGAAAAATGGCTAGTACGGTTAGATAGTGATCCAGGTTTAAATAACTATACTTACGTTTCATTACCAAGAATGTCGTTTGAAATTGTAAGTTATGCCTATGATCCTTCAAGAAAAACAAACAAATTAAATAGAATTACCTGTGAAAATTTAAATGGTAGTAATAAAAAGAGTGTATTTAGTCCTGCACCATATAATATTGATATTAGTATGTATATTATATCAAAAACACAAGAAGATGGTATGCAAATACTAGAGCAAATACTTCCAATATTTACTCCTGAATACACATTGTCAGTAAATGCTTTACCTGATTTAAATATAAAACAATCCGTTCCTATTATATTAAATTCAGTTATGGTAAACGATGAATATGATGGTGACTTTCAGACAAGACGATTCGTTACTCATACATTAAATTTCCAAATGAAAACTAATGTTTATGGTAATGTTAATGACCAAGGTATTATTACTACATCATTAGCTAATCTTTCTGAACCAGATAGAAATTATACTGCTACTGGTACTACACCAGACGATCCAATTGTTGAAAATTGGGAAGATGACTTTTAATGGCTCAAATATATCTTGGTAACTCTCAGCTAAAATCAGCTGGAGTATCAATACCATTTACAAAAGAAAATGTAGAGGAATATGCTCTATGTGCTAAAGATCCAGTCTACTTTATAGAAAATTATTGTAAGATTATATCTTTGGATATGGGTCTAATTCCCTTTAAATTATATGAGTGTCAAGTCGAAAAGGTGAAAGTAATACATGAAAATCGTAAAGTTATTCTTATGGAAGGTCGGCAACAAGGTAAAACTACCACAAGTGCTGCGTACATATTATGGTATACTATATTTCAAGATTCGAAAACGGTCGCCATATTGGCAAACAAAGCCACAGCAGCACGCGAGGTATTAAATAGATACCAATTAATGTATGAAAATTTGCCTAAATGGATGCAACAAGGCGTTACAGTATGGAATAAAGGTGATATTGAATTAGAAAATAATAGTAAAGTATTTACTGCTGCTACATCTGCTTCAGGTATTCGAGGTAAATCAGTTAACATGTTATATGTTGATGAAACAGCTATTATACCAAATAATGTAGCAGAACAGTTTTTTACTTCAGTATATCCTACAATTTCTGCTGGTGAAACAACAAAGATATTATTATCATCTACTCCATTAGGATATAATCATTTCTGGAGATATTGGAATGATGCTGAAAATGGTAAGAATGATTTTGTTCCATTGTTTATACCCTATTGGAAAATACCTGGTAGGGATGAAAAATGGGCACAAGAACAAAAGAATATGCTCGGAGAACTTAAATATAACCAAGAAGTGTTATGTACTTTTCTCGGTTCAAGTTTAACTTTAGTCAGTGCTGATATTATATCAAAGCTAAAACCTAAAGATTATAAATATAGTAAAGATGGATTAGATGTATTCGATGAACCTGTAAAAGATCACACCTATGTTATGGTGGTTGATACAGCTAAAGGTGTTGGTGCTGATTATTCTGCATTTAATATTATCGATGTATCTCAAGTACCATATGTACAAGTAGCAAAATATAGAGACAATAAAATTAGTCCGTTGCTATATCCAACTATTATACATAAAATAGCAACAGAATATAATAACGCATACGTTTTAATAGAAATTAACTCTAGTGAACAAGTACCTTCTATATTATACAGTGAACTAGAGTATGAAAATATACTTTTTGTTAATAGAGGTTCTAATGGTCAAGTGATTTCTGGTGGTTTTGGCGGAGGTCAAACTCAATTAGGAGTTCAAACTGATAAAAAAGTAAAAAGAATTGGATGTTCCAATTTTAAATCAATGGTTGAAGAGAATAAGTTACTTATACAAGATGCAGACACCATTGCTGAAATATCAACGTTTATTGAAAGAAGAGGGTCTTATTCTGCCGATGAAGGTTATAATGATGATTTGGTTATGACATTAGTTTTATTTAGTTGGTTAACATCTAACCCATATTTTAAAGATCTAAATAATGTTAATATGAGACAAGAAATGTATGAGTCTCAGATTAAACAAATAGAAGATGAAATGACCCCATTTGGATTTGTAAATGATGGTCAAGATGATCCCGCTGAAGAAGTTTTAATGAATTTTTAATATATATAAATAACATGTATAGAGGTAACTCTAGTTCAATTAATTAAGGAGAAACACAATGGCGTTTCAATTATCTCCAGGAGTAGCCGTAACAGAACAGGACTTGACTTCAATTGTCCCTGCAGTGTCTACGTCGACAGGTGCGTTTGCTGGTGCATTTCAGTGGGGTCCTATCGAAGATCCAGTTACTATTTCATCAGAGAATGTTTTAGTAGAGAGATTCGGTAAACCTGTTTCAGGTAATGCTCAATCATTCTTTACCGCAGCTAACTTCCTATCATATACAAATAATCTGTTAGTTGTTAGATCAGATTCAACTAATACGAAAAATGCAGTAGCAACACAAACAGGAGCTTTAACTGGAATTACTGTATCACAACCTGGTGATTCTTATATTTCAGCTCCTGCTATTACAATTAGTGCTCCTGATATTTCAGGTGGTGTACAAGCTGTAGCAACCTGTGTATTAGACGGTGATGCTGTAGGTGATATTACTATAGTTACTGCTGGTTCTGGATACACTTCACCTCCAACAATAGCATTTGATGCTTCTGCTGGTACTGATGCAGAAGGTACTGCTACTGTAGCTACTGCTGGTGTTAAAATTAAAAACTTTGATGAATACAATGACACATATGTCAATGGTGCTGGTGTTGTTGGTGAGTGGGCTGCTAAATTTGCAGGTGCTCTAGGAAATTCTATTAAAGTAGAAATGGCAGATTCACAAGATTATACTGGTTGGAATTATGAAGCAGAATTTGATTCAGCTCCTGCTACTTCAGAATATGTATCTTCAGTTGGTGGTAGTAATGATGAATTACATATCATTGTTATTGATGAAGATGGATTATGGACAGGTACTGCTGGTACTATCTTAGAAAGATTTTCATATGTTTCTAAAGCGTCTGATGCTAAAAAAACAGATGGTTCAAACAACTATTACAAAAATGTAATTAATGCAAATTCAAAATATATTTGGTGGATGGATCACACTACAGGTGTTGCTACAACAACAGGTGGTTCTGGTACTGGTGTAAATTGGGGATTAACTGCAGCTAATAATGACTTTAAAGATATGTCAGCAGTTTCATCAATTTCATTAACTGGTGGTGTAGATGATTTAACTTCTACAGACGGTCAATTACAAACAGCTTATGCTATATTTGCTAACGATGAATTATATGATATTTCATTGCTTCCAATTGGTAAAGCTTCAGCAACTGTTGCAACTTATGTAATTAATAACGTTGCAGAAGTTAGAAAAGATTGTGTAGTGTTTGTTTCACCACAAAATACATCATCTGGTGATGTAATTACTGGTAGCGGATCTGTTGCAGCTGATGCTTTAGTTACATATAGAAATGCTCTACCATCATCTTCATATGCTGTTTTAGATTCTGGTTATAAATATCAGTATGATAGATACAATGACACATATAGATATGTTCCATTAAATGGTGACATAGCTGGTCTTTGTGCTAGAACTGATTTTACTAATGATGCTTGGTGGTCACCAGGTGGTCTTAACCGTGGTCAAATTAAGAACGTGGTTAAACTAGCTGTTAATCCAGGTAAAACTGAAAGAGATACTCTGTATAAAGCAGGTGTTAACCCAGTTGTTGCTTTCCCAGGTCAAGGTACAGTGTTATTTGGTGATAAAACACTATTAGCTAAACCATCTGCATTCGATCGTATTAACGTACGTAGACTGTTTATTGTTTTAGAAAAAGCAATTGCTACTGCTGCTAAATTCCAGTTATTTGAATTTAACGACAGTTTCACAAGAGCTCAGTTTAAGAATTTAGTTGAACCATTCCTTAGAGATGTACAAGGTAGACGTGGTGTAACTGATTTCAGAGTTAAATGTGATGATTCAAATAATACTGGTGAAGTTATCGATCGTAACGAATTCGTTGCTGATATCTTTATTAAACCTACCCGCTCAATTAACTTCATTAGTCTTAACTTCGTTGCTGCAAGAAGTTCAGTTTCTTTTGAAGAGATTGGTGCATAACATATAAATAATAAAGAGTAACTAAAAGGAAAGAAAATGGCAAACATTAGCGATTTTAAAGCACAGATGACAGGGGGCGGAGCACGTCCCAATCAGTTCCGTGTAGATTTATCTTTTCCTTCATATGTTTCTGCTGGTTCATTAACTGGTATTAGATCTCAGTTTCTTTGTAAGGCTGCTCAATTGCCAGCCTCTACAATAGATAATGCTCAGGTCTTCTATCGTGGACGGCAAGTAAAACTTGCAGGCGAAAGAACATTTATACCTTGGTCAATTACTGTATATAACGATGTATCATTTGCAGTAAGAAATGCATTAGAGCAATGGTCAGACGGTATTATGAATCACAGTCAAACAGATGGTCGTACTAATCCAACTGATTACCAAGTAGATTTATTGGTAACTCAGTTAGATAGAAATGGTGCTGCTATTAAGTCGTACACATTTAGAGATGCTTATCCAACAGCTATCTCTCCAGTACAACTTGACTATGACGCAAATAACGTTATTGAAACATTTGATATCGAATGGACATACAACTACTGGACTTCAAATACATCAACTCAAGGTTCTGACTTTGGTGTTAATGTATCAGTAGATACCCCAGTCGGTACATTCCCACTACCGCTATAGTAGTGGATTTATTATAAAAGGTTTATTATGGAAATATTTGGCTTCGAGATAAAGAAGAAAAAAGAGATTCAATCTAAGGGAGCAATTGTAGCTCCCTCAGTTGATGACGGTTCAACTATGATGACATCAGGTACTGCCGGATATTATGGCATGACCGTTGACATTGAAGGTATTATTAAGAACGAAAATGACTTAATAAGAAGATACCGTGAAATTGCACAATACTCTGATTGCGATAATGCAATTGAAGATATTGTTAATGAATCTATTGTAGCTAATTCAGACGAATCGCCTGTTGAAGTTGTATTAGATGATGTTGACTTATCTGAATCTATTAAAAATAAAATTCGTGAAGAATTTAAAAATGTATTAAAATTATATAAGTTTAACCAAAAAGGTCATGACATGTTTAGGTCATGGTATGTTGATGGTAGACTATATTATCACATATTATTAGATGAAAATAATCTTAAAAAAGGGATTGCTGATTTACGATACGTAGATCCTAGAAAAATCCGTAAGATTAAAAATGTTAAGAAAGAAAAGAATGCTAAAGGGGTAGAAGTAGTAGCTTCTGTTGAAGAATACTATGTCTATCATGATAAAGGCATTAATGAAAATACAACACAAGGTGTTAAGCTCAGTTTAGATTCTGTAGTTTATGCTCCTTCTGGTTTATCTGATTCTAACACAAACATGATGTTAGGTCATTTACATAAAGCAATTAAACCAGTAAATCAATTAAAAATGATCGAAGATGCTCTAGTCATCTATCGAGTTTCAAGAGCACCAGAAAGAAGAGTGTTCTACGTTGACGTTGGTAACCTTCCTAAAATGAAGGCAGAACAGTATGTCAACGATATTATGAATAAATTTAGAAATAAAGTAGTTTACGATGCTACTACTGGTGAAGTAAGAGATGATCGTAAACATTTAAGTATGATGGAAGATTTTTGGATGCCTCGTAGAGAAGGTGGCAAAGGTACAGAAATTACTACATTACCAGGTGGACAAAGCCTTGGAGAAATTTCTGATATTCAATACTTCCAAACTAAATTATACCAAGCATTAAATGTACCTATTTCAAGATTACAACCACAACAAGGGTTCAGTCTTGGTAGATCAAATGAAATAACAAGAGATGAAGTTAAATTTAATAAGTTTATTGAACGTATTAGACGTAGATTTTCTTTAGTATTTTCAGACACTCTTAAAATACAATTAGTTGTTAAAGGTATTATGAGAGCAGAAGAATGGGACGATATTGTACAAGATGTACGATTTGATTTCCAAGAAGATAATCACTTCTCTGAATTAAAAGAAGCAGAAGTATTAAATGGTAGAATGGAAACCTTACAAAGAGTTGAACCATATTTAGGTAAGTTCTATTCAATGGATTATGTAAGGCGTTATATATTAAAACAATCTGAAGATGATATTAAAGATATTGATAAACAGATTGAAACTGAAAGAAAAGCAATGGCTGACTTAGAAGCTCTAGATCAACAGCAGCAAGATAGAGAACAAGATAGAGAACAACAAACAGACCAACCTGATAATGAACAACCTGACGGAGAATGATTATGACACAAGGTGTAAATAATTTAATAGATGCTATAGAATCGGGAGATTCAATGGCTATCGACACAGCATTTAATACAGAACTATCAACACGTATTTCTGATAAATTAGATGTTATGAGACAAGATTTAGCTCAAAATATGTTTAAAGAACATGAAGTAGAAGCTGAACCTGAAGTAATGGATGATGCTGGAGCGGGAGCCATGGATACTGCTAATGCAGAAGCATTAGGTAGTACTGAAGAAGTTATTTCAACTGACACGGATGAAACTGCAGAATAATGTATTTTAACCAATTTAATAGAAAGCTATCTGAAGGCATATCTGGTAATAAGATAGTTGAACAATTAAGATCTAATGGTCATCTGATTGAAAAAACAGAGGATGGCCAAATTCTTATTGATGGAGTTCTTTCTGACTGTACTGAGATATCTGAAGCTAGAAATAGTCTTAAATTACAATATGAAACAGAATCTTTAGAATCTGAAATAAGAACTGAAATATATGAAGAGTTATCAGAAAATAAAATAGTGACTATCATAAACAAGTATCACAATGTTAAAGTAACAGATACCTTAATAGAATCATACTTAGAATTAGCGTCTTCTAAAATATTTACACTTGATCCTGTAGTTCAAGAGATTCGTAGTTTAAATAAATTAGATACCATAATTGAAGGTAAGATTGATTATATACTTGAAGATGATAACACTATAGCTATTAATAAATCGACTCAAGATGAATTGAGTGATTTATTTAAAACACATTCAGAAGTAATAGAGTATATGAGGCAAACTAAAGAAAACTTTGTACATGTACTGAATAAAATTGGAGAAAAATAAATGGCACTTACCGTAACAACACTTAAATTAAACGATACCGAAGCAGTTGTTAAAGTATCTGGAGCAGATGATGCTGCTACAATTGATATATCAACGTTATTACCGGCAACTCAAGCATTAGATGGTGCTACACAAACCGTTAATATTAGTGCAATACAATGGGCTGGAGATACTGCTTCAACTATGACAATTGCTAGAAATTCTGTTAATGTTATGGTTGTTGATTGTACTGGTAGTGATGAAATGTTATTTGCTGCTGGATACTCAGAATCTTCTAATAATACATCAGATATTGTAGTAACTGTTACTGGAAATGTAGCAGCGTATTTTACATTACGTAAAATATCTGGATACGCTAATAAGATTGAAACTGCTCAATTTAGTATCTATGATGACGAAACAGCAGTAGGGAGCTAATCGATGAAGCTAATAAAAGAACATACCGAAGAGGTAAAATATCTAGTTGAAGAAAAACTAGGTAAAGGAAAAGAATATTTTATTGAGGGCGTATTCCTTCAATCAAATTTAAAGAATCGTAATGGACGTGTTTATCCTACAGAAATATTGGATAAAGAAGTTAAACGATATAATGAAGAATATGTAGCAAAGAACCGTGCTTTTGGTGAGCTTGGACATCCAGACTCTCCTACAATTAATCTAGATCGTGTATCTCATATGATTAAATCTTTACGCAGAGAAGGTGATAACTTTATCGGTAAAGCTAAGATTATGGACACTCCTTATGGAAAAATTGTTAAGTCTCTTATTGATGAAGGTGCAACTCTTGGAGTTTCATCTCGTGGTATGGGTTCACTTGCATCTAAAGGTGGCGTTTCAATGGTTCAAAACGATTTTACTCTAGCAACTGCAGCAGATATTGTTGCAGATCCGTCTGCGCCTAATGCGTTTGTAGAAGGTGTTATGGAGTCAAAAGAGTGGGTTATGGTCGATGGAAAATTTGTGGAAAAAGATTTACAAGAAGTTCAAAGTATTATTCGTAAGACTTCTTTAAAAAATCTTGAAGAACAGAAGTTAAGAATGTTTCAATACTTTCTTAAGAAAATTAAATAATTATAAATAATATTAATATCTTATTAAAGATACTTAAAATAGGAGATAAACATGTCTATCGAACAAAAGATTGCAGAGATTTTAGCGGAGTCTAATAAAGACGAAACTCAAATTGAAGCAACTGAAATCGAAACAGAAGCTCTTGCTGAAAATGCAGAAGACGACGTTGAAATTGTTGCTGAAGGCGAAATGCCACCAGCACTAAAAAAAGCTATTGCTAAGAAAAAAGGTGATGACGAAGACGAAGAAGAAGATGATGAAGAAGATGATTCTGATGATTCTGATGAAGACGAAGTTGTCATGAAAAAAGAAAGCAAAAAAATGAAGAAAGAAGAAGTTGAAACTGAAAGCAATGCAATTGACGTGAAAGAAGACGTTGCTGCATTAGTTAACGGTGAAGATCTTTCTGAAGAATTCAAGACAAAAGCAGCTACAATTTTTGAAGCAGCTATTGTAACACGTGTTAAGTCTGAAGTTGCACGTCTTGAAGAAGAATTCGCAGCTAAGCTTGAAGAAGCTACAGCTGATAATAAAGAGGGACTTGTTGAAAAAGTTGATGGATACCTCAACTACGTAGTTGAGCAGTGGATTAATAATAATGAAATCGCCCTTGAAAATGGTATGAAGTCTGAGATTCTTGAAGGCTTCGTTTCTGGTCTAAAAGGACTATTTGAAGAACACTATATCGATATTCCTGAGGAAAAATTTGATGTATTAGGTTCTTTAGAACAGGATAATGCAGATCTAGAAGAAAAACTAAACGAACAGTTAGCTGCAAACGTTGAACTTAACAAAGTTATCAACGAATCTGCTCGTAAAGAAATTCTTTCAGTAACTGCTTCTAATATGACAGAAACAGAAAAAGAAAAATTCTTTGGCCTAGCTGAAGAACTAACTTTTGAAGATGCAGAAACTTTTGAGAAAAAGGTTCAGACTATCCGTGAAAATTACTTCACAGGTAAAACATCAACTACAAACGTTAATTCTGTAGTAACAGATGAGCCTATTGAAACTATTAAGGAAGAAGTTAAACTTAATGGATCAATGAGTCAATATGTTAATACACTTAACTATCTTAAATAAAGGAAAATAAAATGTCATCAAGACAAGATTTATTAAAAAAATGGGCTCCAATCCTAGAACACGAAGGTGCTCCAGCGATTAAGGACCAATACCGTAAAGAAGTAACTGCAATACTTTTAGAAAACCAAGAACGTGAAATGCAAAAGCAATCACATGCTCTATTCGAAGCTGCTCCAGCTAATGCTGGTGGTACAGGTATCGGACTAGGCGGTGAAGCTGGTGCTAATACAGGTACAGTATCTGGTTTTGATCCAGTTCTTATCTCTTTAGTACGTCGTGCTATGCCA